TCTTGCGATGTCCTAAGCCTAACAGGTGTCCCCGGTGCTGTCAACACCGGGGTACCCCTGAACGTTTCCGCAGGTCAGGCCAGGTACCACAGGTACTTGGTACCTTCGGTGTTCTCCATGCGGACCTTCCCGTCGCTCTGGAGCTTGCGCAGCGACGAGTACACGTTCGCTTCCTTCTCCTGAAGTTCCGTAGCGAGTTGTGGCTTCGACAGACCCTCGGGGTTCTCGGCGAGGAGCTGGAGAATCGTAGCGTTCCGCTTCGCGACCGCAGCGGACATTGGACGGCCGCGCTTGGGTTCAGGCTCGGCTTCGGCTTCGGCAATCGCATCCATTGTTTCGGAATCAGCGAGAATCGCGGCCGTCTCCTCTTCCGCCGTGTACTCGGGTTCAGACGCATCAGCGTGGATGAGCGCAGCCGCTTCCGCAGCCGCCGCCTTCATCGCTGCGAGGTCAGGCTTCGGCTCCGCCACGGGCGTCGGGGTAGCGCGAGGCGCAGGCTTGGGCGCAGGTTCCGCCGCCTTCCGCTGCATCTCCGCTCGCTTCTCGAACGCGTTCTTTTTCTGTCGGTTTGTCGCCACGTACATGAGTTTACCTCCAAAGAGTGAAAGGGGCTCCCGGTTGGGAGCCCCTTGGGTGTGCTAGAAACCGGGGTCGATCGTGCCACCACCGGTCATGGCCGGGGCTCCCCCGCCAACCGGGGGGAACTCGGTGACCGCGATAGCGCCGTCACGCGGGGGCTTGAGCTCCCAAGACACTTCGACCTGCGGATTGCCGTCCCGGTCCATCTGGACCTCACCGTTGCGCTTGGCTTCCTGCGTCTTGACAGTGACCGTCTTGCCGACGATTGCGCGAGCGATCTGGTCGAGCGTCGGACGCTGCTGCACCAGGGCCTCGTCCGTGATGCCGAGGGCCTTCATGCTCTTCATGAACAGGCTCGCGTTGTTCTCGGTCATGTAGATCCGGTGATGGAACGTGGTGGGCCGCTTGCCCGCGTGCTCACCTTCGGTGATCTTGAGGCGCACCTCGATCTGCGGCGTCTTCTTCTGGCTGGACTCGCCAGCTTCGGCGGCCTCGATTCGCACCTGATAGTTGCCGATCGGCGCGACCTCGGTAACGCCGCTTTCCTTGGCCTTTGCGACCAGGACATCCCACGGGACAGTAGTCATGATTCGTAGTCCTTACTCCGGCACGAAGCCGGGGAAGATTTGGCCCATCATCTGCGTGATGTTGGGGTTTTCAACGGTATTGGATTCGAACCGGTCTTCGAAGTGCGAACCGGTGATGTAGTTCGGGTTCGGCTTCACCATGAGCGAGCGAACCAACGGGCTGTCAGCGGCGATGATGCCGTCAGCGTTCGGCACCTGCTTGACCGTGAGGCAAGCCGTGGTGTTCATCCAATAGGCGATGCCCTTGCGAAGTGCGCCTTCCATGTTCGGGACGTACTTGCCGTCAGCGCGGAGGTCACCCTCAGCGGTGAACACCGCAACCCGGAACGGGTTGCGCACGTCCTTCACCATGTCGCGGAACCGCTGCACCTTCTCGGACATGCGGGTCAGGAGCTGGCCCCAGTCCGAATACTGCTGGTTCCCGGACTGGAAACCGGGCAGCGCTTCCTTGCAGCGTTTCTGGAGCTGCGTCACCGAGTCGACCACGATCGACTGGAACGGGTGGTCAGGCATGAGCGTCCATTGGATGACCTGCTCAACGGTTTCCCATCGAAGCACGTCGACCACGCAGATGTCCCAGGTCCCGTCCGCCTTCGGCGGGGCTTCCTTCGGGTCCCACCACACGACGCGGTAGGGCTGGTCCGGGTTGTTGGGATTCTTACGCCCCTCGAACGCGTTCCATGAGCCTTCGGCGTCGAGCGCGAGCACCGGTCCGGGGCAACTGGCCCCAAGCGTCGACTTGCCGCGCTTGGTTTCCGCGTACACCAGGAACGTCGCGTTGTGACGTGGGTTTCTGTCTTCGGTCATTGCATCCTTCCTCTTTGTCTAGGTCTGAATTATATCATGCGGCGTAGCGGGCAAGTGGATCACGCTCCCGGAACTCCTCCCGCACCATGTCCTCCGCACGGGAGCCGTCATCGAACATTGGACACAGGGTAAAAAACTGACATTTCCAGCTACAGGAGTCGTCAGGGCTCGGCTCCGCGATGTGCGCCTGCTCTTCGACCGTGGCGTCTTTGAGCAACGCCTCAAGCTCGAAGATCTTCGTGATCTTCCGCTTCATGTGCAACTCGTATGAGTCAAGCTGGTCACTGTTGTGGTTGACCTCGTATCGGGCATAGAACGGCGGTTTCGCCTGCTTGCCGCGCTTGACCTTCTTGAGGACGTTGTACAGAGCCCCGTCACTCCACGTGCCTTCGGGCTGCGTCATGCGTTCCAACCACGCGTAGTGCAGCATCTGGGGATTCATGTGCAGCGTCGCGAGTGCGGTGGTGAGGCTTGCAGCCGTCTTGTGGTCAACGAACTTCCGCGCGCCGTCCATGAGCCGGATGATACGAGCGTCCAGCTTGCCGACGACTTCGAACTCGCCGAACCGTTCCACGATCTCAGGCGCGAAGTCCGATCCGCGAACCGACACGACCTCCTCAATCGCGGTGAACTCGATACCGGCATCGACGCCAGACTCAGCCACCCAATCGGCGTAGCCTTCCAACATCGCGCGCTCAAGCTCGCAGTCTTTGAGGTAAGCCTTATGCACCTCAACGTCCGGGTACACGCCCAGTTCGGTGCAGTTGGCCATGTACGCATCCCAGTCGTCAAGATGCGCCTGTGCCAGTACGTCGAGATATGTATCAGGCTCGGGACCGTAGAACGCCTCCAGTCCGGCGTGCACGCGGCTGCCGGACTTGAGCGGACCCGAGGGATTGGTGAGCGCAGGAGCCAAGCGGCGGTAGTCACTCAGCCACCAGCGGCGAGCGCACGCGAACGTCTTAAACTCACTCTGGCTGAACCTCCTAACGGTTTCCACGCTTCTTGTCCTCCCTCGCTTGCGCTCGCAGGTGCTTCTTGGCGTCACGCGATGACATCCACTTCTGATCCTTCGCCGAAGGTTGCCGGTCGCTGCGCTTGGTCACCCGCTCAAGGCCGACCTCCTGGTAGCGCAGAAAGTCAAGGTACTGCTCTTCGTCGTCACGTCTGGTCACTGGTCTTCTCCTCTTTCACTTCGGCTGCGATGCGTGGCCACCACTTGATAACCCACTCGCGTCGGTTGGCGAGACGCTTGCGCGCCTTCTCTTTGGTGATGTACTCGGGCGTTGACCGTGGGTCGTTGTACCGCAGACTGGGCATTATGTTCCCATCAATCCAGTTGCTTCGATCCGGGCCGCTTCCGCGTCCAGATCATCCGTGGTCTTGCCCAGCGCGAGGAGCTTAGCGCGGTCGCGCACGATCTCCTCAAGCCGTTCGGCCTTGTCGTACAGCCTTTCGAGCTGCGTCTCTTCGATCGTGCCAGCGGCAACGAGGTCAATAATCGTGACCTTGTCGTGCACTTCGGAGCCGATCCGGTGAATGCGGTCGACACCTTGATTGTTATCGATTAGTGACCAGCTTCGCTGCAACCGAACCATAGTGTCAGCGCGCGTCAGGTTGAGCCCGACGCCGCCCGCCTTGTACGTGAACAGGATGTAGTCGATCTTGCCATCCTGGAACGCCTGAACCGCAGCGTCTCGCTCGTCCGCTGACACGCCACCAGTGACCCGAGCGAACGGGATACCGGCATTGGTCATGCGGGCCGCTGCCAAGTCGATGAGCTGCCGGTGTTCGGCTGCGACGACCATCGGCTTGTCCGGGTTGTCTTCGATGATCGACATGAGTTCATCGATCTTGGACGACTTCGGCGTGTCGGTAAGCGACACAAGCCACGTAGCGGGGTCCTCGGGAGTCTCCCCCTTGTCGACCTCGCAGTAAGCGGACGCAAATTGCAGCAACCGGGTGGCTCCGGCAAGGTTCCCGTTGGCGACGAGCACCGTTCCGTCCTCAAGCACCGTTACCAGTTGCTCGGCGATGTCCTTATACGCTTTCGCCTGCTTGGGGCTCATCTCGACATCGCGACGCATGAACACCTTGTCGGGCAACTGCTTGAGGACATCAGCCTTGATCATGCGTCGGAAGTGCGGGTCAAGGATTTTGAAGAACTCCGCTTTCGTCTCCTCTTTCAGGCCGACGATTGTCATGGGACCAAAATGGCTGTATTCCAGTCGGGCGTACCGGTCGATGAAGGCCGACTTTGCAGGGTACGTTTCTGGTGCGATAGCGTGCATGATCGACCATAGGTCACCGGGGTGGTTCGCCACGGGTGTTCCCGTCAGCGCCCATCGGTATTCGACAGTGGGCCCATGGAACACGTTCCAAATGGCGCGTGTCTGCAAGGCGTTCGGGTCCTTCACCCGGTGCGCTTCGTCAAGCACGCACACCCGAAACGGGATGCGGTTGAGTTCCTTTTCGTGCACCTCGCATGCCGACTCTTTCAGGTCCGGCGTACCCGGTTGTGTCTTCGTCTCGCATTCCATGCAGCGCTTGAGACGTGTCGAGCCGTAGGAGGACAGGCGGGAATGCAGCTTCATCGCTTCGATGTTCACGATGATGATCGCGTTGTCAGCCTCAGCCGCTTCGTTGATCTGGGTACGGCGCTTCGCGGCGCTGCCTTGGATCACGAACGGGTTCGCCTCGGGCAGCCATCGCTTGATCTCGCGTTCCCAGTTCCGTTTGAGGGAGTTGGGGCAGACGACCAGGGCGGGGTACGCGTCTCCGATGCTGTCAACAGCGCGAATACCAGCAAGTGTCTGAAAAGTCTTGCCAGTACCCATGTGGTCACCAAGTAGCACTAGGCGCGCTTTGACCAGAAAGTCACGCCCTGGAATCTGGAACGGGAACAGGTCGGCATCGTGTGCATTGGCGAACTCTGAGGTACCGTCAATCGACAATGCTTCACGCAGTGACAGCACTTCGTCACGTCGAGCACGCTCCGAACGCGCCCAAGCGGCGAGCTCAGGTTCGACCACGATCCGGTCCCCGAATAGCTCACGCAGCACGATGCACGCGGCATACGACTTCGGCAGCGTCCAGCGCTTCGCCTTGCGGTCCCACTTCTTACCGGGGATCAGCTTGATCTGGTATGAGTCGTTCCACAGCGTTTCGTCAGGCTCCCCGTTCGCCTTGCGGCTGAACAGGGTGATCCGGTCGTCTTCGGTCAACTCCGCATAGATTGGGTTCATCGTTTATCCTTCCGTCGTAGGTTCCATCTTAGCATCCCGCACCAGTTCTGACCAGCGGGGATAGTCAACGTCCTTGAGGAGCGCGAACGCCTGTCGGGATGCATCTTGCGCGTGTCGCATCGGCTTCGGGAACTTCCACCCAACGGACTTGAGCATGTCATCCGAAGCGAACTTGAGGTTCGCTTTCGCGTACTGGCGAACGTCGGTCACGCCGTGCAGCGCGGCGATGGCCTTCACCATGCCGGTGACCTCAAGCGCTTCGGTCTGCTGCGAGAGCTTCGCGGTCTTCGGCGTGATGATGTAGCGCTCAATCGCCACGTGGATGCGCTCGGG